TGCCCTCATTTAGATATGGTATGAACTTTCAAACATTAAGTGAAGCAATTACATTAAGCGGACACAGAATAATACAAGAATCAGCTTTATGTGCAAATCGTCATATGAATAAAGTTATGAGAAATGAAATAAAATTAGATATATGAAATATGAAGTAGAAAGTAGACCTTGGGGTATGTATGAAGTACTATTAGATGCTCCTGAATGTAAGGTAAAACGAATTAGTGTTGCCCCAGAATCAAGATTATCATATCAATATCATTATAAAAGAAAAGAAACTTGGACTGTTGTTAAAGGTAATTTAACTATTATTTTAGACGGTGAAAAACTATTTAGAGGACCGGGTCAATCAATAAAGATACCATTAGGGGCTAAACATAGGGCCTGGAATGAAACTGATGAATTAGTTCAGTTTATAGAAGTACAAACAGGAACATACTTTGGAGAAGACGATATTGTCAGAATCGAAGACGATTATTTTAGATATGAATAAATAAAATAAATAAAAATATGGCACTAAAACCACAATCAATTAGAAAAAACCAACACATATCATCAGGAGGTAATTACCTCCAAAAAGATGAAATTATTTTAAGGAGTGAAAGTTGGAGTGATTCTCAAACAAAATTTTTTAAGAAAATGCTTAAACAGGGGGGTGAATTTAAAGTTGCGGGTGTTAAGTATAAAGTAGAATTGGATGAAAGAGATGATATTGATTCTAAAGGGGAACGACCAAAAACAGTCCCAAAATTACCTGGAGAAAGAACATTTTAAAAATATTATATAAATGAAACATATACAAGATACACCTTGGTGGATTTGTGATGAAGAAGATGATAATTACTGTGCCTATGTGGACACAGATTCTAATTATTTTAATGCTGAACCTTTATTACTTCATTTATATCCTAATTTTGAAGAATTTACTGCTAAAGAAAAAGATAATCTTTTAGAAAAAGTAGCACTAAAATACCAAGATATTATTAATGATGATTATGATAGATTAGCACGTGAAGCATTTAATGTGCAAGATCATAGACTAGAAATGAAAACAGAATGTGTTATACGTTCAGCTTATTTTAGAGCAAACAGAAGATATGCACAATGGATTACAAAGCAAGAAGGTATAGAAAAAGAATCTTTAGATATTAAAGGTTTAGAATTTATGAAAGCAAATTTTCCACCTATTTTAGGAAAGTTTTTTAATGATATACTCCAACAAGTATTAAAGGGTGAAGAAAAATCTAGTATTTTAGATCAAATTAAAGTATTTAAAAAACAAATATTAGATGGTACTATTTCATTATCACAGCTAGGTAATCCTACAGCAGTTAAAAAATTAGGAAAATATAGTGGAACTAAAGCTAGAGCAGGTGAAATGTTTACTGAAATACTTAAAGGAGCACCTGCCCCAGTACGAGCAGCAATTCGTTATAATGACTTACTAAAACTTTGGTCATTAGATAAAAAACATAATTTAATAACACAAGCAGATAAAGTAAAATGGATTTATCTAAAAGATAACCCATATAAAATAGAATCATTAGCCTTTCAAGATCATGATATACCTGAAAAAATACAGGATTTTTTAGACAAATACGCTAATCGTAGAAAAGTATTTGAGTCTATATTATTAAATAAATTAGAAGGATTTTTTAGTGATTTACAATGGTCATTAGATTTAAACCCTTATAAAAATCAATTCAATTTCTTTGAGGTATAAAAATAAATAAAAAACAAAAAATATGGTAAAATCTGATAAAATTTTATACGAAGCATTAATTAAACACATCACCAACTTTAATAATTCATTAAGTGAGATTATGGGGGTAATAAAAGATGGAGGAATTGAAGAAAATAAACCAGAAATCCCTAAAAAAATATTTCAAACATTTGAACACACAAACTTCAACCCAGAATTTCAAACAATAATAAATAAGTGGAAAGAGTATAACAAAGAGTACGAATACATAATCCACAATGCAGAAGATTGTAGAGAGTTTATAAAGAAAAACTTCAATAAAGAAGTCTACGATACATACAATAAAATAAAACCAGGAGCATTCAAAGCAGATTTATGGAGATATTGTATTCTCTATGAATACGGAGGCTACTATGCAGATATAGATACATTATGTGAAGGGAACTTAGACAGGTTATCATTAAAAGGGATAGAATTTATATCTCCTATTGACCTAAATAACGATGGATTGGGGTACCATAACATATTCAACACCTTTATAGGGTGTGTGCCCAAACATCCAATACTTAAAGAATGTATAGATAGTATAGTAAAACTTGTGAAAGAAGAGAGATTGCCTTATAACATAATGAATTTTTGCGGACCTGGATGTTTAGGTATGGCAGTAAATAAATACCTGGGAAGACCCTTAGAGGCATCAATGGTAGGATTTGAAGGAATACACAATAATATAAAATTAATATATTTTGAAAAAGGTACAGAATATGTAAAAGACCTCAATGGGGATATTATATTACAAAATAAAAATGGGAATAGACGTATAAAAAGGTTATACGATCAAGAGAGAACAAAAATAAGTAATCATTTAGATTGGGGGTTATACGGATACAAAAACGTAAAGTTTGAAAGAATAATTAAAACTGATCCATTTACATTAGATAACAAAATTACAAAATTAAAAAACTACCATAATGAAACATCGGCTTCATTTAAATTATTTAAATACTGCGGGATATCAGACTGTATTAGAAGAGGGTTTAGATGGGAAGAACATAACCACAAAGTAATTAATAACTTACTTAATGAAAATTCTATAGCAGTAGAAGTTGGAGCCCATATAGGAACCTTAACTGTAAAATTAAGTAAAACTGCAAAAAAAGTATATGCTTTTGAACCAATAGATAAAACATACTCAATACTTAAAGAAAACCTAGAAATAAATAAATGTAAAAACGTAGAAACATATAAACTTGCATTAGGAGCTAAGGAGGGCTTTACAAAAGTAAAGTGGATTTCAGACAATAATGTAGGGGGAACAGGACTAGTAGGAGGACTTTTGTCAAAAGATAGTAATATAGATGAAGAAATTAAAGTAAAAGTAGTCACATTAGATTCTTTGGAACTTCCAAAAGTAGATTATATTAAAATAGATACAGAGGGGTATGAAGAACTAGTAGTAGAGGGTGCAAAAAAAACAATAGAAAGGAATATGCCAATACTAGTAATAGAGTGTTTTAATGGACCTACATTTAATAATCATATATATGATGCACCTAAAGCAACCAGTCAGGAATTACAAATACGATTTAAATACCTATTAGACCTTGGATATAAATATCAACATCTATTTTTTGAAGATTTTATATTCCTTCCTCCACGATTACAAGATAGTAAATTTGGATACGCTAAATAAATTTCGTATATTACAACTATGATAAATAAAAACCTATTACAAAGCACAATATCTAAATATTATTTAGGTGACTTACACAAATCAGTTAAATGGAGAATTAAAGATGATTCATTAACAGTTTATGCCCAAAGTGAAGGATTAGTATGTAAAACAGTATTAAATACTTTTCCTGTACAAGATAGTGATATAGGTGTATTTGATACAGATAAATTAGTTAAACTTTTATCTATCACCAATGGAGACTTATTAATGAGTTTAAGTGGTAATGGAGCATTAAAAAATGTTATGTATATTGAGGACGCTAATTTTAATTTAACCTATACACTTGCTGATCCATTAGCAATAGGAAAAACAAGTTGGGTTACAGACCCGGAATTTGATGTTGAATTAGAATTAGATGAAGAAGATATTACCCATTTAATAAAAGCAAAAGGGGCATTAGATGCTGCTAGTGTACTTGTTAAAACAACTGAAAATTTAGATGGTTCTTTAGTATGTGACTTTATGTTTAGTCCAGAAGCTATAGAAGATAATTACAGCAATAAAATATCATATCAAATTAAAGGTAAGATAAAGGAAGAGGGAATGCGTTTACCGTTTAACGCCCTTAAGTTTAGTGAAATATTAAAAAATAACAAGGATATGGACACAGCTAAAATATCCATAGCACCAAACGGGATGATGAAAATAGAATTTTCATCAGAACATATAGAAAGTATTTATTACTTATTAAGAAATGAATTAAATTAAATTAAATATTATGTATACAGACTCACAACCAAAAAATGACTGGGGTTTTATTAAAACAGATGATTTTAAAGTAAACCCGTTAGCAGCAAGAAGATTTACCGTTATAGATGATTTTTATGAAAATCCACTTGAACTAAGAGAATTTGCTCTTAAACAATGGTTTCACGATGATAGTGGATTCCTAGGATTAAGAACTAGAAAACAGTTTTTCTTTGAAGGAATAAAAGAAAAATTTGAAAATGCTTTAAGTAAAAAAATATCTAAATGGGAAGATTATGAAATGAATGCTAGATTTCAGTCCCATGAAGCTAAAATAAATACTGTATGGCATTGTGATAGTCAACAATGGGCAGCAGCAGTATATTTAAACCCAGATGCTCCTTACGAAGCAGGAACTTGTTTTTATGCTCATAAAGAAACAAGAGGTAGACATGCCAATGAAAGTGTAGGAATGTTTAACCAACATACTTTTGTAGATTCTACACCTTATGAAAAGGTAGACCAAGTAGGTAATGTTTTTAACCGATGTGTTATATGGGATGCTCGTTTACTACACGCGGCACCTACTTACTTTGGTTGGGATGTAGCATCATCAAGATTATCACAAGTATTCTTCTTTGATACTTTAGACTAGTTTTATATATGTATAACTGAATTTAATATTGGAGTTTAGGACACGCTGTTATATTCACAAATTAATAAACCGAGAGCTACGGCCTCACAAAACTAAATGATATGAGTACATTATTCAATGAACGTACACCGTTCGACTTACTATTCCGTAACCTATTCAAGGCAGACGGAGTTTTCCAACCAACAACGTTTGAAAACAAACAACCACACCCACTAGATATTTTTTATGACGATGAAGGACTTCACTTTGAAGTTGCCTGTACTGGTCTAACTAAAAAAGACATTCAACTAGAAATAGATGGAGATCTTTTAAAAATTATCTATGATAAACCAACCGAAGAAGAAGAAGATTACACAGGTTACATCTATAAAGGATTAGCTAAACGATCTTTTAACTTAGGTTATAAAGTAGCAGCTAAATTCGAACTTGAGAAGTTAGAAGCAGAAATGAAAGATGGTTTGCTTCATCTATTTATTCCAATTGCGGAATCTAAAAAAGCAAAAACAATCAAAATAAAATAAAAGTTTTACCAAAAAAGCGTGTCCTAGCGCAATATTATTCGTACATTCACGTCTAAATAAATAAGTTATATGACAACAAAAAGAAAGTCTATTAAGACTATTACCGATCCTTTACTGGAACCTTACTTTATTACTAAAGACGAGTATAGTTACACTATTAAAATGAATGTAACATCAGATGCGTCCCATTTTAGAGCTAAAGGTAAAACTAAGACTTATGAAAAGTCTTTGTATTACTATCCTACTATAGGAGCAGCTCTAATGAGAATTTCTGAATTACAGTCTAATGATAAGGATTACAATCAATTAAGTGAATACATAGAGAATTATAAACAAATAACATTAAATTTAAAACAGTACGTAGATGAAAGAGCTAAGAGCATTTTATGATGCAGTTATCGTTAAACCCATAGAAGCCGAAGAAGCAGTATATGGTAATATTATCGTTCCTGATATGGGGAAAGATACAAATACCTTTGGTGAGGTTATCGCTGTGGGTCCTGGTAGATATACTATCAGTGGAGTATTATTAGTACCACAAGTAAAAATTGGGGATAAAGTAGTACTTCCAACACAAGGTTTTACAAAATTACCCTTTGAAGGAGAAGAGTATTACATAGGCCCAGAAAACCAAGTACTAGCAAAAGTAGAAGAATCAACTAATTAACAATTAAGAAATGGAAACAAAAATTCATTACGGCAAAGATGCCAGAACAAAACTACAAACAGGGATAGATAAACTTGCAGATGCAGTTGTTGCTACTTTAGGACCTAACGGAAGAAATGTAGTAATTTTTAGAGGGGCACAAGAAGCACCTCAATCAACTAAAGATGGAGTAACAGTTGCAAAATCATTTTTATTAGATGATCCTAGTGAAGAATTAGGGGTATTGTTAATTAAACAAGCAGCAGTTAAAACCGCTGAAAAAGCAGGAGATGGTTCAACAACTTCTACCTTATTAGCAAGAGAAATGATTAAAAAAGGATTATCTCATCTTGATAATGGTGAAAACGCTGTAGAAATTAAAAGACAAATTGAATCCGCAATTAAAGAAGTTACATCTGAATTAAGAAGTTCAGTATCAGAAGATATTTCATCAGAAGATCAGTTGGAACAAATTGCAACTATATCAGCAAATAATGACCCTGAAACAGGTAAATTAATTGCTCAGTCAATTGATAAAGTAGGTTTAGAAGGTGTAGTACACATTGAAGAGTCTAAAACAGGAGATACTTATCTTGAAACAGTAGAAGGTATGCAGTTTGATAGAGGTTATAAATCACCTTATTTCGTAACTGACAATAATACTATGTCTTGTACTTTAGATAATCCAGCGATTCTAATTTTAGATCAAAGGTTAAATACAGTAAAAGAATTATTACCAATATTACAAGCTGTTTCAGCACAAGGAAAATCATTATTAGTTATTGCAGAAGATATTGATAATGAAGCTCTAGCTACCTTAATTGTAAACAAAATGAGAGGTACAGTTAATGTATGTGCTGTAAAAGCACCTGATTTTGGAGATAGAAGAAAACTTGTCTTAGAAGATATTGCCAATCTAACAGGTGGTGTAGTATTTAGTAAAGATAAGGGTATGCAACTTGATAAGTTTAGTTGGGATTGGTTTGGTGAAGCAAGAATTGCAACCATTACCAAAGAACAAACAACTATTGTAGACGGTAAAGGAGATGCCGATGCAATATCAAAACGTGTTGATGAATTACAGGAACAAATCCAAAAAAGTAAAACTCCATATGAACAAGAGCAATTACAAAATCGTTTATCAAAATTTGTTGGTGGAGTAGCTATTGTACACGTAGGTGGAAGTACTGAAACTGAAATGTTAGAAAGAAAAGATAGAGTTGACGATGCATTACACGCTACAAAAGCTGCTATTGAAGAAGGTATAGTACCTGGAGGTGGAAAAGCTTTATTAGTTGCACGTGAATCTATTACCAAAGGTACTATTGGAGCACAAATTGTATATGATGCTTGTGGTATGCCTTTCGAACAAATTTTAACTAATGCTGGTATATCAAATACAGATTCTAGTATTTTAGCACGTGATATTATTAAAAATAATAATGTTTGGGAATCATATAATCTTAAAACAGAAGAAATTGAAAACTTCAAAGAAGCAGGTATTATTGACCCAACTAAAGTAACAAGATTAGCACTAGAAAATGCGGCATCAGTAGCAGGAACAGTATTATTAACTGAGTGTACTTTGACTCAAGATAAAACATCTCAACTGGAAAAAATGAGAATGTTAGATTCTAACGCCCAAATAGGTGCTGGAATGATGTAAATTAATATTAATAAATAAATAAATAAAAATGACAAAACAGGAATTATTTGAGGCGATTGAAGAAAATTTCAATACCTTAGCAGAAAACAATGCAGGAACAACAAAAGCCTCCCAACAACGAGCTCGTAAAGCGGCAATGGCTATTAAAAATCTAATTACAGATTATAAAAAAGCATCTGTAAGAGAACAATAAGATAATTGGGGGAGTTTTTGTCTCCCCCATTTATTTTTCGTATATTCATATTATGGAAGAAACTAAAACAATAGAAAAAGACATATTAATCGCTAGGAGGGTACCTCCTGGAGACAAATGGAGACTAATTGCAAATGAACCTAGTGGTCCAGTTCATAAAAGTTTAACTGATACTTTAGAAGCTTATATGACTAAAACAGGATTTAAAGGTGAGTATAAATTATCTCCACTAGCAGGTAAATTGTTTGCTATAGATGCAGAAGAAGTTATAATTGAAAAACCAAAAGAACAGAAATTCTCTATATATGGTGAATACTAAAGAAAATAGTTTATTAAACGAAAAACATAGGCCTACAACTTTAGAAACGTATGTTGGAAATGAGAATTTAAAATCCTCCATATCCCATCAATTGACTAATAATGACATACAGAATTATTTATTCTATGGTACTGCCGGAGTTGGTAAAACAACATTAGCAAAAATCATAGTTAGAAATCTAGATTGTGACCATCTTTATATTAATGCCTCTGATGAAAGGGGAATTGAAACTATTAGAGATAAAGTATCAAGTTTTGCAAGTGTTGCTTCTTTTAAACCACTTAAAGTGGTAATTTTGGATGAAGCAGATTTTCTTACAATTCAAGCACAGGCTTCACTTCGTAATATAATTGAAACATTTTCACGTACCACTAGGTTTATTTTAACCTGTAATTATGTAGAAAGAATTATAGACCCCTTACAATCAAGGTGTCAAACATTTAAAATAATACCACCTACTAAAAAAGAAGTAGCAGCACATTTAGCCACTATTTGTGATATTGAGAGCATTAGTTATGAACCCACTGCCATTGGGAAAATTGTTAACAGGTTTTATCCTGATATTAGAAAAATGCTTAACACTATACAATCAAGTAGTACTGAAGGTCAATTAAAGATAGATGATTCTTTACTTGTATCTACAGGCTATATGTCTGCTATAGTAGGTGAATTAAAACAATCTAAACC